CGGCATCCCCGAAAGTTAGCTTGTTGGTGCTGTTAAGAGTAAGGCCGGTGCCGTCTGTGTGCGTAAGCGTCGTATCGCCATCTGCGCCAAACGTGATGACTGCGCTGTCAGAGGTAAACGTCAGGTCATCGTCAATAAACAGGTCAGGAATTGAAAGGTCTTGAAACGCATCGACCATCTTACCGCCAGAGCCAGCGCCATCAGAATAAATAGCTTTGACTTGACCGTTGGCGATAGTGACCGTGGCACCAGAGCCTTGCTTGATAATGATTGACTGCGAGCCGCTGGTGGCGTTCTCAATGAACCACAGCTTGCTGACCGTGTTCGGCCCTATAGTGATGGTGCAAGTGCTATCAAGTGTGCCGGTGTATTGAAGATAAATAGATCGACCAGGGTCTGTTGATCCGTCCGCAATCGTCGTTGTGTGCGTGTCAGCATTGGTCGTAATAGATTCCGTCCCAAAGGAAAAAGCCTCTGCAATCAACTCAAGGTTGGTATTTGTACTGGTTCCCCAGGTGCCTGCCTCGTCACCAGTGGCAATCTCTTTTAGGCGCAAATCATTAACGTAAGTTGCCATTTATCTTCTCCGACTTTTTGCCTTCTGCTTAGGCTTTTTCATTGAAGCAACGTGCTTCTTCAAAGTGTCTGCCTGCTTTTTGTGCGTCTTAGATGCTTTCTCTAAGCCCTTTATGACTTTATTAACCCGGCGTACCATCAGGCTACTTCCTCCCAATTTGCTGTTTGACTGTCTGAGACAGAGGTCCAACTCGCTGTTTGACTATCCGAAACACTCGACCAACTTGCCGTTTGACTATCTGAAACGATGGACCAGTTAGCCGTCTGACTGTCTGAGACAGCCGAATAACTAGCCGTCTGACCAGGGACCACAAGCCCCCACACGTTTGCGATATTAGTCGCACCAGTAGCAGAGACCCCAGTGACAGCAACGACCGCATCGCATGAAGTTGTGACCGTACCAACCTGGCCCGTCGCCTCCAGCCCTGTAACACTGATGTTGTTGTCACACTTGAGGCTGACAGTGCCGAGCGAACTCGTCGCAGAAACGCCTGTAACGCTGACATCAGCGTTTGCAGATACGGATACGGTTCCAACTGCTCCAGCTCCCGCCACGCCCGTGACAGATACCGTAACACCCGATCCTTCAATGACAGATACGGAACCGACCGATCCCGTTGCAGAAACGCCTGTGACAGCAACATTTGCGTCGGCGCTGACCGTGACCGATCCAACTGAACCCGTGCCAGACTGACCCGTAACGACAACAGGCGCTTCTTCACCCCATGCACCCTCGTCCCAAGTCCCTCTACCCCAGCCAGTAACATTTGCCACCGCCTACGCAATACGAATGATCGCGTTACTAGCGTCTGCGGTTGGAAACTGAATGGTAAAGTCTCCGGCGGTAGATGTCTTATCTCCACCAAACGCCAAAGTACAAACGGCCTTGTCTGATTGCGTGTCATTATATATCAGAGCGCCGTTAGCAGTGATGGTACTTGAGCTGAACGTGAGATCAGCAAAGTCGCAAAAAGCAGTTGTGCTTGATGTCGTCGGAGTGACGCTTGTCAACGCCGCGCCTGTCGCCGTGTAACCAGTTCCAGAAACCTCGTTTGAAGTGGTATAGGCGGTGGTGCTTGCGTTCAATGTTGCGGAGCTAGTGTACAAAGCTAATTTAAAGGTATTACCAGAACTAGCAGTGAAATTGTGTGTGCCGACCAGGATTTCTTGCTTGAATGATGTGCATAGTGCTGATGTGATGCTCATGTGAGTCTCCGTATGATTTTTGCCAGGTCAGGCTGCCCTTGCCCTTCTAACTCAGCGGCCAAAGTTGATCTGTCGCTTTTGATGGCCTCGTTGATATAATACTCAACAACCCTGTGTATATGGTCTTGAAACTCCAACGCCTGCTCTTTGATAAGAGGATGCGTATTTTCTCCAACACTGACAATTCTTTTGGTCGCAGCGTCTGCCCAGAACTCCGCACTATGCCCTCGGTTCTCAGTGGTGGCTACCAACACCTTGCCGACATGACCAACCGCCGTCACCTATCAGACCTCACAGAGCCAGCCCGGTAACTATCTGTCGTACTGTAACCCTCACCTAAAGCAATCAACTCTTGCATTGCGGACTCATATCTAACTTGATAAAGCTGCATCAGGTCAGGCTCACCCTTGATGTAGGTATATGCCTCTATCAGACATCCATACAGAAGTGCGTTTTCTGCGTTTGATCCAAGCCAACTCGTACCGCTAGACGCAACAGTGATCGACTCTGGTTCGTAAAAATAATGCAGCTCCACGGTGAAGTTTGCGTTTGGCGTTGGGCCTAGAATAAAAGTCGTGTCATCGAACAAGGCATAGTGTTTTGGCACACCAGTAGTGGCCGCGACTGGATAAGCCTGCCGAATAAAATTCACATCTTTAAACAATAAATACTCATAACCGCTGTTATCTACAGCCAAAGAATATGGCGATAAAAAGTCTGTAGGAGTTTCAAGATAATTATTTGATTGCGTCGTAGTGCCGGTGACGTTCTTGCGAAAGTTTGGTAACTGCACAGACTTCAGTATCCGCTCTTCCGCTTGCGTGATGATCGTTGGCAAATTAGTCACAAGCGTGGTTTCGTTTGTTTCCAAATAATCTTGGATCGCTTGCTTGAGTGTGGTGAAGGTAAACGCCATTAGCTTGTAATCACCGTGACTACACCAACGTGGCCTGTTGCCCCAAGACCAACTTGACCGACTGGATTGAAAGACCCAAGAACCCTGCTTTCATCAAGACCTCTATCTGGTCTTGGATTACGCAATGCTTTCGGATCATCCACCTTCAACCTACCAAGCTGCAACTGAGGCTGATCTGGATCAACTACATCCCGACCGACTAAAAACCCAGTCGGCCTTTGATTGACAATCTCTGGGACTAAATCTTTTAGAGGGTATCGGAATCCAGTCTTATCGCAATACCCAAACGCATACTTGCCTTTAGTAAAAGAACTCAAAACGAGTACCCCCCTGGAGAAACATAAAGCGATGCCTTGTTGCGATCAGAATCGCTGGCGAGCTTCCACTGCTCTTCATAATCAGCCTTCAGTGCCTGCGCTCTAGCCCCAGCCGCTGGATACTTCAAGCTCAGTTGATACGACAGACCACTCACCAGGCAAGGTAAAAACCGAGCCGGAACATCTATATTGTTTGAGGCCGGGCTTCCAGCGTCTTCCACTCGCTCCATGTAGTAGTAACCAAACTGATAGGTCTCTTGATCATCAGGCGTCGGCCACAAATTTATCGTAATAGAATCGAAATTCTTTTCGACATAATACTGAAGCGGCTTACTGCGGGTCAGCTTGTTCGATAGATTGGAATACTGGCTGACAGATATCCGAGTCATAGACTGATCGAACTGCGAGTTTTGCTCACCAGCAGCAGTCCTAACAAAAGCCTCAACGATATCTAAAATTTTGCCATCTAATTTGTACTGGTTAGTTCCCGCCGTCAGCGCCTGTGTACCAAACTCAACCGACCAAAGGTTTAGCCCTCTGTTCTGCCACTCAAGCATCATTAGGTTAATGCTCCTGCGAGCGGTCTTGTAATCATAACCACTACGAAGCTCTAGCCCAGCACGTTCAAACGCCTCTTCCATAGCATCAGAAAGATCAAGATTGAAAGCAAAAGTACCGCTGGTCGCCATTTAAATAATTCGACCCTTGGTTTTTCCTCGTATGGCAATGCCATCTATTCGCTTCACCCTAGTCTTGCCACCCTGCCTCATATTGGTTGGCTCAGAAATCATTCTTTCCAGGCGATCTTTTTCAGCAGCATCTGCCAACACCAAGTCCTGGTCCTCTTCTTTTTTCTTTTTTCTTTTGTCCCTCCTGTTCTTCAAAACAGCACCGAGCGGACTGATGGCTGCAAGTGGACCATATTCATCGACCACGGCCCCCAAAAGACCCTTACTCAAAACATCTTTACCTTTGATAGCCACTATGGCCTCCTTGCTTTCCGTTTCTTTTTACTTACCCCCGCTTCACTGAGGGCAATAGCTATCGCTTGCTTTCGACTCTTTACCCGTCCACCAGAGCCGCCTGACTTGAGATCACCGCTTTTGAACTCTTTCATCACCTTCCTCACCTTAGCCTGCTTCTTTTTCTTGGCTGGCGAGCTGCTGATCTGCTTCTTCATCTGCGCTCTGCTGATCGGCATCAACTCCTCCCGAACTTGCGTTTTTGAGACTTCGGCGGGCTTTTCTTACTTCCGCTGGGGCCGCTCCAAAAAGTCTTGTTTGACCAATAAGCCGCACTGGTCGGGCCTTTAGCGATATTCTTCGCATGACGAGCCTTGAAACTCTTCCGCGCTTCCGCTGAATAATTATGCCCCATCTTCTGATCACCGAACCGAATGATCTTCATCTTCTCACCATCCCTCACGGCGACCACTGCTTTCTTCTTAGGGTGCTTAGGTGTTCTCTTAACCTTATTCAAACCAGATAACCCAACTTTCTTTAGCCTGTTCTTCTCGGCATCAGTCAAACTCATTTACGATGCCTCGCTGTTTTCTTGGCTATTTTTTTCGGTTGCTTGGAATGTTGCTTACCTTTCTTTGTGTCTGCCCGTTTTTTTCGGGAAGTGGCAGCGTACTCCTTGTCCGATAAAGATTCTCTAGCCTTCTTCGGGAGATACCTCTCACCTGTAGCCCTCTTCCCTTGGGTGGACGGTTTGCCAGACTTGGTTCCCCAGTCTTGCTTCGTCCACTTCTTGAGAGACTTTTGAGATTTTTTTAAAGGCATTAGTCTCTATAGCCGCCACCGGCTTCCTTGTAGCGTTTTGCTAACATCTGGGCTTTACGCCCACTCCATTGACCAGGCTTTCCACCCTTTCCGCTGGCTTTGATTTGGTTGAAGAGCCTCTTACGCAAAGCTGGCTTCGTATAGTTACCCGCTTCGTTAACGCGAGATTTACTCTTCTTCTTTTTCTCAGCCATATTAGAAATGCTTCCTCGCTTGAATGACTATGTTGTACACATCACCACTTGAATGACCCACAGTTGTGAACAAAATATCGCCATTCACCCCAGAGCCTGCATTATTAGGGATGCCAGTAAAGTCAGAAAAATCCAGCGTATCCGAAAAGTCTGCATTCAACTGCCAGGCAAGCACGTTGGTAGACGCATTGAAAAATATCTTCACGCCCATCCCGATTGTGGAGTAATAGATTTTTTGAATCGATACCTTAGTGCAAGCCGCCCCAGTCACAGGATCGACCGAAAGCGCAGATACGTCGATCTTCGTAACTGCGCTCTCGCCGCTACCATCGCTCACGTTTGTGAAACGAAATATAGCTGTGCTGCCATCATCTTGGATTGTTTGAGTAGCTACTGCATCAGCCATACATTACTCCTAGTCTACGTTTAGCCAGATAACACTATTATCTGTATCACCATTCACAACCATAACCTGGCCGATAATGGTAGACTCAGACTCAACGTCCGCATCAATCGGCTCTGCCGCACCAGCAGTCGTATCAGACCGAACTGCCGCTTCGCCCAAAACCAAGGTTCCTGATGTCAAAACAGACGCAGGACCACTCGTTTGAATCCAGCCAAAGTAGTCAGCAGTGAAATCTATGGCCGTGACTCCGATCACAGGGCCAGTTTCAGTAGCAGGGGCAACAACAACGTCGTTATATGTAGCACTGATCAAGTCCGCTTTAGAGCTAGTGGTCAACGCTGTCACGACTGGATCGTATAGAGTGATGACTACGTTAGCGCCAGAATCGGCAGCAGGGTGGCTTTTTACTCTCATTAGCTGACCCTGACCCGCAACATCGTTGATGTGCAGATAACCTTCAGCATACTGATTAGCGGTCGCCGCCGTAGAACCCAGCGTTACCGTCACCGTTGTGTCGCCAGCAGAAGCAGCAGCCTGAACGGCAACGTCCCGGTGATTAGCTACAGCAGCAGTGGTTTGAACCGTTTTGCCTGCGGTAATCGCTGAACCCCCTATACCTGCGTATCGGAAAGTCCTATCGCCATAAATTAGTTTCGTGCCGAATGGGAACAACTGAGTGGAGCTTTCAGCGAAAGGGTTGACGCTCGCCTCGGGGCTACCAAACTTACCGACAACTAGGTCGGACGGCCCCGCCGTGGTCGTGGCGGTGAACTTAACATGAACACCTTGCAACTTGCCAAAAGTAGTTTCTGTACCAGAAGTCGAATCGATAGTGACCGACTCAAAGCCGTTGGTTGACTGCGACCTAATCGGTCCAGTAAAAGTCGTCTTAGCCATAATTTTCTCCTGTCGTGGCTAGTGTCAGATTGTTCCATGTGGAACATCTGTCAGGATAAAAAAAGTGGCCCGAAGGCCACTTTATGAAGCTCTAGCTAGAGCCTGGTGATCCGTAAATACCCAATGGGTCAGAAACACCAAATGAGTAACGCTCACGCGCTTTATAGCGCACGTTACCAGTATCGAAGTCACCGTCCATAGACGTTTCTAGCGGAGTACGCTCAAACATCTTCATGCCATTCGGCACATCAGTGATCAAGAAGAAAGCGTTGCTGTCAGTCAGATAGTGATTGACCGCATAACCTTCTGGGATCGCACCCATGTTACGAATCGCGTTGATGTCGTTATCCGCCGTTCCGACTCGCTGAGTGGTCTCTAGCAGACGATCTGCTGTAAACATCAAAGCGGGTGGAACAATCAAACGTCGTGGTCTGGCAGCGATCAGAAGACCGCGCTCATCAGTGAACGCAGCGATTTCGATGATCGCGTTTTCCAACGACGTCTCGTTCAAGTCAGCACCAGTAGACGGACGATTGGAATTGGTTCCACCGTTTACTAGCGGGTGCGAAGCGTTGAACAACGTAACACCATCTCCAGACTGGAAGCTGGTGAATCCGTTGTTGAGCAGATTCGCTGCCTTGACTTGCTTTGTATACGCCATAGCGCGAGACAGCGCCTTGGTGTAACGAGCCGAAAGAGAATCGTACAAATTATCTTCCATCGCTTCCTCGGTGATCGCAAAACCCATTGAGATGGTTTCGTGATTGTACCGAGCGGTGAAAGACTCTTGCGCTGAGTCATAGCTCGTTGCCGCACCTTCTGCCTTGACAGGAGCTGCTGCAAAGCCTGACAGCTTGACCTCTTCCTCAAATGAACGATCAGAACTTTCAGTCTCATAAATGAGAGTGTGTTCATCCTCGTATTTCTCGTACTCCAAACCAAACAGAGCGTTAAGCCCCGGCAGGAGTTCTTTAAGCATTTGCGCTCTTGAAATTGCCATTGCCTATTTACTCCTATACGCCAAGTGCGGTTTCGTAAGCGTGACTAAGCGGTAGATAAGTCACAATGCAGTCGGTGAACGCATCACCTACCGCGCTTGATGGCCCGTCTACAAAGTCTACGATTCGCAGTGGAAGTGTGTTAGTCGTAGCTATAGAACCACCGTCCAGGGCGTTCTTGCTTCGACCGATTGAAGTTGATCCAGCAGTGTTAACCGCTGACACATTATTACCCAAGCCGGTCTGAGCGATTGCCTCGTCAGCCTGCATACGGAACAACAGGTCGGGATCATCAACGACGTAGGCAACAATATCGTCAGCAGCAGTTGATGCCGGGTATTGTTGATTAAACGTCTTTTGGTTAGTGCTTGGATCAGTGTAAGCGCAGCCTACAAAGATACCAATAGTGCCAGCAACAACAGCAGTTGTTACGGCAGCTTTTTCGACGGTGCCGGTATTAACCAGTTTTACGAAATCACCATAAAAAATGGCGGTCCCATAAGCGTTTGCGATCTTGATGTGGCGAACTTTTCCCGTAAAAGAGCCGCTCGCGCTCAAAGTATCAACTGGTTCAGCACCCATAGGGGTAGCAACAGTAGCCATAATGGCCTCCTAGTTAATAAAAACTGACTCCTGCTAAGAGCTAGTTTCTGCCAAAAGTAGTCCTAGTGCTACGCTCTGGATTGAGCATAGGCATTCTAGGGTCACTCTCTCTCAAGTAGTTGTTATCGACTGATGACATCTGATTTTCAGCTACGCTTTGGAAATGCTGCGTCCTTGCGGCCATCGTTTCCTCTGGCGCTTTACACAACAACAATCCGCCAACCTCAATATTCCCCTCAAACTGCGATCCGATATCGGACTGCAACATCAGCTCCGGGTGGTCTTCGGCCCTACAAGGCGTCCATCCTTCCCTGAACATTTTGGAGACATGAGTGTTATCAGACTGACCTAACAGCGATGTCTTCACCCACCTGAACACATAACCATCTTGTGGCTCTGGGTCAGGAAGGATAGACGCTGGCTTCCAGCTATCAGTTGGTCGTTGCTCTTCTTGTCGAGTAGTGGTGTTTCTTGGTGTGCGCTCTTCAGACATTACGAGGTATCCTTAGCGAGTTCCCTCGCGTACTGTTCCGGGGTTAAACCCAACCTCTTGGCGAGGGAGAGTTGGGTAGACCTTAACCGTATTTTGCGCGGTTTAGCACCGTTGCTCCTTGCGGAGGGTGCTACCACCGTCGAAGGTTGATTGACAGTCACGGTCGCGTTAGGCCCATCTAGTTCGCCTTCATCCTGCCAATCATATTCTGGAAAAGCGTTTCTTAAACGCCTATCAATCTGCCGAAAGTATTCAGAGCTATTAGGCTGTATGCCCCTTTTGATCAACGCAGCGTGTGTTCCATACGCCAGGCTAGTCATCTCTTCATATCCATCTTTCATAAACCAAGGATTCTTGTTTGCCCAGTCTTGCGCTTCTGGGTCTACCGTCCTGGGTTGTTGCTGTGCTACGTTCTGAACAGCCTGATCAGCAGCACGTTGCTGATAGAATTCCTGCTCTTGCTGCTGTCTTTGAGCTTGACTCTGCGCGAGATTATTTTCGTACCTCTCAGCTTCAGATAACTCAGCCTGCGCTCTGATCAGGTTTTCCTGAGAGGAAACAACACTGTCAGTGTCACCCTCTTCATAAGCCTTTTTATAGCTATTCCTTGCTTCCTGTAGCGCAAGCTCTGCTCTTTGTTTGATCTGTGAGACTAATGCTGCCTCACCTCTGTTGATAAGAGCTTCGTTTTCTTTGTTCTTCTGGTTAAGCTGTTCTGCAACTCTGACAGCCTCTTCGCGCATCTTTTCAGCAGCTTCACGCTTCCTGCGCTCTTCGTGCTGTTCGTAACGCAGCTTATTGATTCTTTTCTGAACCTTTTGGCTGTAGCCACTTAACTCTTCATCATCGATGTCGTCTGTATCGGTTGCGGTCTTCGGCGGTCTTCGGTCCTCTTCGATCCGATCATCCACGATTTCCAGCTCAAACTGGCCGTCTTCATCTACTGTCGGGGCAGACTTCTTACCAATCTGGGTTTTCACTCCGAAGAATTTTTCTTCTGCGGTGTGAGATTTTTGTTCATCAGACTCATACTGAGGTTCGCTCATATCTTCAACACTCCTCTTGGGTCTTCAACAACCGCTTCCACCGAGTCGTCATTGATAAGACGAAACTCTTTGCCATGAACCTTGAACCGAGTGCCAGAGTATGACCGCATCAAAATGAAGTCACCCTCCTTACACAAAGGTCCGCTAGGGAACCGGGCAGGGTCATTGTAAGCATCGGCTCCAAGCTTGAGAACCAAGCCGACAATAGACCCTACCTCTTCGTCATGCAGAGTTGTGGCGGCTTTTAATATGCCCCCCTCCGTCATCTCTTCTGGTTCCGGCAAAGCGATTAACAGTTTATAGCCTTTTGGCTCTGGCAACTGTGCAGCCTTGCGAGCCTCTTCGGACTCGTTGTTTGCGTCCATCGAAACAGATACTGCTCCGACTTCGCCTTTTGCTAATGCTTCAGACATTAGATTATTTCCTTGCACTGGAAAAAAGCGTCCAGAGTCGCTTGCGCTACTTGATGTAGCGTTAATCAGATTCAAAGCGTTCCTTCAAATCCAAGATTTCTCTCTCAGCTAAAGCTAAACCCTCAATCACACCACACAACTTAGTGTAATCACTGTAGTCCTTGCAAGCCCCACCGCTGATGTGATCAGCATATTCATTCATCTTACTACGCAGACCGTTTCTCAAGTAATCAAACACGTTGTCTGTGTTACTGCTCATCGAAAACCTCTTTAGCTATTTCGATACCAGCTTTCAAACCCGCTATCTGATCACTTGATTTACCCTCTGCTATCCTCGCAGCAAGCCGAGCTTCCTCAATATCAAGCTGCTGACGCAGCCTTTGTGCGTCCAAGCTCGCTCTAGCAGCAGCCTTTTGAGTATCAAGCTGCAATCTTCCCATTTCCGATTGCATACGCCTCTGAGCTTCCATCTCTTTTATTTCCAACTCTTTTTGCTGCATTTGCAGAATTGGATCGTTCATCTGCTCTTGTTGCGCTGCTTGTTGTTGCTCTTGCTGATTCTTGCCTGATAACTGTGCGGCAGCCAGACCGGCCAGCCTTGATATCCTAAACTCAATATCTTCTGGCAACGGCTCTGTTGGCCCTGGAAGCTCAAAACCAAGCTCCTTTTCTATTTCCATCCTGTACTGGAACGCCAAGTGTTCCTGTATATGCGCTGCCATAGACGCTCCGATAGCGTCTGCCATCGGGCTTTGCGCCACCAAGTCCATGATCTTGGGGTCTTGCATCGCAGACTGGTGGGTCTGTATATGAGCCTCATGGTCCTGATAGGCAAACGCTTTGACCGGCTTGTTATTGATAACATTCATGTTTTCGGTCACAGGATCGGTCGGCTGCTGGTCTTCATCAGTCGGAACAATCTTGTCTGCGTCCCGAATATTCAGTATTTCCAGCATTTGACGGTGCAAAAGCGGCATATCGTACATTTGAGGCGCTTGCTGGGCTAACTGCAAAGCCGACTGATACTGCATAATTCGTTGAGCCATCGTTCCAGAGTTAGGATCGCTCACTGGAATGATGTCAACCCGGTCATCGAAGTCAGAAGCCACCAATGGCTCCCTATCTTCGTCGTATGGGTACGATTCTGGCCCAAAATCATTCACTACTTGGGACAAAAGCCGCAACTCTACACGCATAGAGGCGTGTAACCGGGCCTGAACCGCACTCATTACCTTCATAGAGCGTTCTAAAATGGCTAATGTCGTACCAACCGGCGCTTCTGCGTTCATATCCGCCGCTTTTACGTCAGCAGCGGAGGCAAAACGCCGTCCTTCCTCTACAATATCGCCCATTAGCTGGTATAAAACTTGGCTTGGCTCTTTGTAAGGCAAGAAACTTATATTTTCTTGTATACTTCCACCAGGAACGTCCACATCTCGGAACTCTCCGGGCATGATTGGGGTATCATCACCCTTAATTCGCAACCCTCGGGCCTTCAATCCGCCCGGAAGATTAGCCAAAGTGCCTGCATCGACCAGTTGTCGGAGCAATGAGGTGGCAGATTTAGCCAAACCACCGATCATGTGCAGCAAACCGAACCCATAGAAACCCAAACCAGGCATATACTGGTAGTGAACGAAGTGCTGACGACGCATTTTGCGCTCATCATCTTCGTACCAGTTGCGCCGGATAGACAAAATCGTCCGAGAAGACTGCTCTATGGTCACGACATACGGTAATTGTATGCCAGTGTCCTCACCTTTTTGCTTATCCTCAAATCCTGGCAAGTCTAAATCAACGTGCATCTCTAACAGAACGTGCCGATAGTCGAGTTCGTAGCTTGTTGAGTCCCCAGTAAGCTCGTTGTATTTCTTTTCTATCTGATCGTAGTCAGGCGCAGCAGCCGGTATTTCTACGTCCGCATAAAAACCAGAGACCTGGAGCTTACGGACCTCATTCGCACTGCGTCTCATAACCTGAGTTGCTCTCTCGCAAGTATTCAGGTCAGAAGCGCCGTAGCTAACAACGAAATCTTCAGCCGGGACAAACATACTACAAGGCCGACCCATGTTAGGGTCGTAGTAGACTTTACGAAACGCAGAGCCAGCTAACGGTAAAGAAAACAACAGTCGCTCCGTTTCGGTGCGATACTCCGTCATTCGCTCAGTGAGCAAGTAATTCAGATAATCTTGAACACGGTTCGACTGCTCTTGCTTCTCAGCGGTGATCGTTCCGACTACAGCAGTTTTGGCTGGACCGGCAGCCGGGAAAAGCTCTTGTATCGACTGAGATTGAAATCTAATCACCGCCTCAGTCAATAGCGGATGGAATACACCGCAAGCGCCATCCCAAGGCGTTGTCCTGTCTTCGTGCTTCAAACCCAACAGATCAAGACCCCGAATGTAAGTCTTCTCCCAGTCTGCGCGACTCTCCTTGTCAGACTTGAACGATCCAATCAAATCCGCTGCAATCGATTGCAAATCAGAATCATCAATGTACTCAGCCAAGTTGGCATCGTGAGGAATCGCCCCTTCAGGAGTGAAATCAGGATCAAAATCAATGACCATTCCCCCATCTTCTGTCTCAATGGAAACAGCTTCTGGGTTCAGAATCTCAATCTCTAAATCCGGCTCTCCATTCTCACCAGCAGAAAAGATGCTTTCAGACGGAGACAGTGGGCGATCTATTGCCACTTATCCGTTCTTCGTAAACTTTTGTTTGCGAGCAGCGCCAGAACCCCTGGCTACAGTATTACCACCTTCTTTTTTACGGATCGCGGTCATGCCACCGTTAGCCATCATTTTGGTACTCATCTTGATTTTGCCACCCTGCTGCATCTTGCCCTTACCATCGGCAGCATAAAACGGAACCATCTGACCATCTTTCTCAACCATAGGGAGCTTGCCGCCAGCTTTATAACCCTTGGTCTTCATTTTGCCGCCCGCTTTATAACCCTTGGTCTTCATCTTGCCGCCGCCAGCCATACCTTTCGCTTTGGTTTTGCCGCCAGCTCGCATTTTGATACCACCCATGCCGCCAAGAAGACCACCCATAGTTCCACCTGCAAGACCACCAGCCGGTTGGCGTCTTCCACGGCCACCTCTTACTGGTGCTTGCGTTATAAATGCTTGCGATTGTTGGCCTCTGCCACCCATACCGCCAGCGCCACCTCTCAAGATGTCTGCGTAATTCTGAGTGCCACCCAGCAATCGGCCTGCGCCACGCCGACCTGCGCCTTGTTGAGCCATGCGGCCTCTACCTGCGCCTGCTTGAGTAACCATAGGGCCACCTGCTTGACTTTGCATT